GGGGGCGGTTGGAGAAAAGTCATGGCTCGTCAGCTTCAAATGGCCGCGCAGTTTCCGCCGATCATGCTGCTTGCTCCGGCCGCGGATGCAGCGGGGCGCACGAGTTCGTACCGCAGCCTGCGCAATTGCCTCAAGGCGTGGGTGGTCGTGCACGTCAACCAGGGCAATGCGGCGACCGTGCTGATCTCGCTGCTGCAGGCCTCCGCCGTCGCCGGCACCGGATCGAAGGCGATCGCCGCCGTGCCGATCTGGTCGAACCTCGACACCTCGGTCAATGACTCTCTGGTCTCGCGCACCGCTGCCGCCACCTACACGACAGACGCGGGTGTGAAGGACAAGATCGTGATCTTCGAGCTCCAGCCAGAGGTGGCGCTCGATGTCGCCAACGGCTTCCGCGCGATCGCGGTGAGCACCGGCGCGTCGAACGCGGCGAACATCACGGAGGCCAAGCTGTTCATGTGGGGCGCCTACGAGCAGGCGAGCCCGCCGAACAGCTACACCGACATCTGAGTCTGACGCTCCGATCCGTTCAACAGAACGCCCGCCTCGTGAGGGGCGGGCGGAGAGGAGACTGCCATGCCAACGCGATCGCAATACGTCGGCGGTTCGCTGCGCTACTACGACAGCGCGACGCAGGAGACCGTCGCCAGGCTGCAGCCGGTTGTGCTCGACGAGGACTGGCTCGGCGCGGGGCATACGGCGGGGATCCCGACGCAGGGGGCGCCCACGGCGGGTTATGCGTGGGTGAAGCGGATTGTCGGCGCCGGGCCGCCGACGGTCGGCATCGTGGCGAACAGCGCGTCCGGGATCGCCGCCTGCGCGCTGGCGGCCACCTCGGAAAAAGAGGACGCGGCGCTCTACGCCAACGATCAGCTCACCTGGGACATGACGAAGCGGCTGGTGTTCGAGACGCGGGTCGCGTTCTCCGTCCTGCCGACGGCGCTGGTCGAGATGGTGTTCGGCATGCAGAGCGCGTGGATCGACGGGCCGGACAATGCGTCGTTCTATGCCCGCTTCCAGGCGCTGGCGAGCGGGGCGATCAACATCCAGACCAAGGACGGGGTGCAGACGCTGTCGAACGCCTCTGGCGTCACGCTTGCGGCCGGGGCGTTCTCGATCTTCCGGATGGATGTGAGCGATCCGACCAATGTCATCTTTTCGATCGACGGTGCGGTCGTCAGCGCCGGCAACATGAGCTTCGCGGCGACCGGCGCCAATGCGATCCTGCAGCCGTATTTCGCGGCCTACAAGGCGAGCGGGACCGGCGTCGGGACCATGCAGATCGACATGATCCAGATCACGTCCAACCGGGTCTGAGCCATGTTTGCGATCGGCATCGACCGGCTTCCCGTGCTGATTGCTTCGGGTACATCCTTGTCGGCCGCCGTTCCGCTCGGCTCGAAGGTCCTGATCGGGATCGGCATGCCCGCCGTGGGGTGGGACGCCGCCGCGCTGACGTTCCAAGGTTCCTTGGACGGCGGAATCACGTGGCTCGAGCTGATGAACGACGCCTCGGCCGCGATCTCGGCGGCGGTGGCCGCGGGTCAGTTTATCATGCTCAGCACGCTTTTTTCGTGGCGGGCGATCAACCACATCAAGGTGCGCTCGGGCACCTCCGGGGCGCCGGTCAACCAGACGGCTGACCGCACGCTGACCCTGGTGCTGCGATCGGACATCACATGAAGCGCCGCTACGACGACCGCATGATGCGCGACGGCGATTACCTGTCACGGGAGACGCGCGATGCGGACCAGCATCCAGGTGACGACGCCGCCGACCGCGGAGCCGGCGAGCACCGACCTGGTCAAGCGCCATTGCCGGATCGACGCGGTCGCGGACGACGACCTGCTGGGGACCTACATCACGACCGCCCGGATCATGGCGGAGAGATACCTTAGCCGCTGCCTGCTGACGCAGACGCTGCTCTGGACGGTGCAGCCGGATGCGGTGGCGGGCGGCGATCGCCATTTCCTGCGCCAGCCGTTCAACCTGCCGCGCGCGCCGGTGCAGTCGATCCTGTCGGTGACCGCGCTCGATATCTGGGGAAATCAGACGACGATCCCGCCCGCGTCGCTTCCGGTGGCTGACACCGCGACGTTCACCGGATTTCAGGCCGACCTGGCGCTTGCGCCGGCCCGGATGGCGATCGGGCGCGACACCGTGCTGACCGGCGGCGACACCCTGCGGCGCACGCCGCTGCAGCATCTGCAGATCGCCCTGGTGGCTGGCTATGGCGACACGCCGGCGGCGGTGCCGCAGAACCTGATTCACGCGATCATGCTGACGGCCGCCTTCCTCTACGAGAACCGCGGTGATTCCGGCGGCGAGCTGCCGGACGCCGCGCACTGGCTGCTCGAGCCCGACAGGCTGCACTTCCTTGGCGGCTAGACCGGGGCCTGATCCGACCGCGCCGGCGGTCGGTTCGCTGCGCTGGCTGGTGACGATCGCGCAGCGCGCGCAGTCGCCCGATCCGAATTCGGCGGGGATCGCCGAGAGTTTTCGCGATGTCCAGGACGTCTGGGCCGATATCCAGCCGCTCGGGCCGTTGACCTTCTACGCGGGGATGCAGGTGGATACGCCGGTGACGCACCGGGTGACCATCCGGTTCCTGGACTGGCTCGACACCACCTATGTCATCGTGCGCCGCTCGACGCGGCCCGACGGGACCGTGCGCGAGGAGATATTCCGGATCCGCCGGGTGATGGACCTTGACGGCCGGAAGCGCTTCACGCGCGCCGAGGTCGAACTCGAGCAGAGGGCCTGAGCGATGCTGCGGCTTGAAGTGAAGGTCCCGGCCGGTTGGACGCTGGTCTACGGCAAGACGCCGCTGAAGGCGCTCATGCGCAAGGCCGGCAATGAGGTGGCGGCACGCGCGCGTGCGCTGATCCGCGCGAAAGCCCCGCGTGGCAAGGTGAGGGCGTCGGTGCCAGGCCAGCCGCCGGTGAGCCGGACAGGGACGCTGGCGAACTCGATCAAGGCAAGCCCGTGGAGGTCTGGCGAGGGCGTGACGATTCGCGATGTGGCTTTCTATGCGCTGTTCCTCGAAACCGGCGCCAAGGGTGGTGTCAGCCCTGGCCGGCGGCCGAGAGGGTTCACCGGCAAGTGGCGCGGCAAGCGCAATTCCCGCAAGGGCGTCGTCGGGTCGCGCGTGCTGCTGCCGCGGCCGTTCCTGACGCGCGCGCTCGATGAGGTCGCGAATACCTCGCTCAGCCAGCGCATTGTCGGCGCGGTGACCGAGGGGATCGAATTCAGGCGGGGCAAGGTTTGAACCTCTCCAACGTCATCGCGCAACTTCGCGCCTATTGCCCGCCGCTCGGCGGTCGTGTCGGTGGAGCGGCCGATTACGCGGTCGGGACCGACACGGTGATCGCATTCACCGATGCATCCGGCATGCTGGCCTACCCCGCCGCGGTGGTGATCCCGTTGGAGGACGAGGCGGAGGACCCTGATTCGCTGCAGGGGCCGCAGCTCAACCAGAACATCACGGAGCGGATCGGCGTCATCGTCGAGTTCGACGCCTCGGCCGACCGACGCGGCCAGGCCGGCGTCGATCAGGTGCAGGCGATGAAATATGCGCTGCATGCGGCGATCCTGAACTGGAATCCGGACCCGGCGCGATCGAGCAACGGGCTGCGCTACGCCGGCGGCCGGCTGCTCGATCTCGATCGCGCGCGGCTGTTCTGGCAGTTCGACTACGCCCTGTCGGTGTTCCTGTCCGACGCCGATGGCTGGCCGCTCCGGGGCGATCCGCTGACCGACGTGCAGACGCATGTCACCGGCCTCGATCCCGAAATCGTCTTCGACTCCCCTGTCTCGCAAGGATGACGCCATGTTCGTGAAGCCGCACGAGGGATACACGGTTCGCGATCCGATCACCCGCAACCCGCTGCCGCCCGACGGGGCCGAGGTGCCGGAGACGGTCTACTGGCTGCAGCGGCTGCGCGATGGGGACGTCGTCGCGGCCGGAGCGGAAGCCGAGGTCGAGGCGCCGGAGGCGCCGCCGGTCACCACACAGCAGAGCGGGTAAACGAAAATGTCCGGCACCCTCGCCTTCCGGTACTTCCCGGCCCAGACCTGGCGCCCGTCGGGCGTCTATGCCGAGTTCGATCCTTCGCAGGCGAACACGGCGATCCAGCAGCTGCGCGCGCTTATCATCGGCCAGAAGCTGGCCGGCGGCACCGGCGCGGCCGACACGCCGATCATGGCTTACAGCCAGGCGCAGGTGAATCTGCTGTGCGGCGTCAATTCGATGCTGGCGCTGATGTATGCCGCCTATCGCGCGCAGGACCCATTCGGCGAGTGCTGGATCCTGCCCGTGGCGGACGCCGGCGCCGGTGTCGCCGCAACCGGGACCATCACCTTCACCGGAACCGCGACCGCGGCGGGCACCATCGCGCTCTACCTCGCCGGCGTCATCGTGTCGGTGGGCGTCAATTCCGGGGATACTCCGACCGTCATCGCTGCCGCCGCCGCCGCGGCCATCAACAACGCCTCGACCGGCGTTCCTGTCACCGCCTCGCCGGCGGTCGGCGTGGTGACGCTGACCGCCGACCACAAGGGCGTGGCGCTGAACGACATCGACATGCGGGTGAACTACTACGGTCCGCTGAACGGCGAGGTGCTGCCGGCCGGCGTCACCGTGGCGTTTGTCCAGATGTCGGGCGGCACCACGAACCCGACGCTGACCAACGGGTTGGCGAACTGCGGCGAGCAGCCATACGACTTCATCGCGTTCCCCTACACCGATGCCGCCAGCCTCACCGCGATCGAGGCGTTCCTGTCCGATCAGTTGGGCCGCTGGTCGGCGGTCGAGATGCTGTACGGGCATGCCTTCACCGCCTACCGCGGCACCGTCAGCGCCCGCGGCACATTCGGCACCGGGCGTAACAGCCAGCACGTCTCGTGCCTCGGCTACTTCGACAGCCCGACGCCGACCTGGATCGAGGCGGCGGACTTCGCCGGCGCGCACGCCATCCGCATCCGGGTCAATCCGGCGCTCGGGATGACCGACCAGCAGCTCAACATGCTGGCCCCGCCGGTGGCCTCGCGCGACATCATCGCCTCGCGCAACGTGCTGCTGTACGACGGGATGAGCACGTATTTCGTAGACGCTGCCGGCGTGTGCCGGATCGATCGCTCGATTTCGATGTATCAGCTCAATCCGTCGGGGCAGATCGACGACAGCTACCTGAACACGAACCTGCTGTTTCAGGCGGCGTATGCGGCGCGCTACATCAAGGCGCAGCTCACCAGCCAGTTTATCGCGGCGGGGAAAATCCTGGTCGACGACGGCACGGCGATCCCACCAGGCGCGCCGGCGACGACGCCGAGCCTGATCCTGCAATCGGCGATCGCGCTGTATGCCTATCTCGCGTCCGTGTTTGTGGTGCAGGACGTGGCGACGTTTGCGCAGCAGGCTTACGCGACGAAGGGTGTCAAGGGTCAAGTGTTGCTCTACCTGCCGATCAATTTTTCCGACCAGGTGATTCAAATCGCGGCGCTGATTCAGTTCCACCAGTCCACCTAAGCAACGACCTGGACATCTCGCAGACAGCAGAGTATTGTGCGAGAGGCCGCAGCGTTGACGCGCTGAGACCTCTCTGACCAACCCGAGCAGGTGAATTGCCCGAGTATGACTGCCCAGAATGATGCGCCCGCCGATGATGCGGATGCAAGGTTGCTCCGACGTCGGGAAGAGGCGCGGCGCAAGCGAATTCGAGATCGCGCCACCAGGCTTGGGCTGCCTATTCCGGATGATGTGGCTCTGCGATATCGACCGATCGCTGCTTCCAGGGAAGAGCGTCAGGCGCGTCGACACGAATATGAGCAGCGGAGGTATGCGAGGGACCGCGAGAAGCGGAACGTCGCCAGCAAGGCACTCTATGCCCGTAAAAAACATATTTACAACGCGACCCGGAATAAGAAACGGGCCGATAATCCTTGGCCTTATCGTGAGAAGGCCAAGCAAGACCGACCGAAGTACCGCAGGAAGATGCTTGCCTACTTGCGCAAATGGCAGGCAGAGAATCGAGAGGACATTAACCACAAGCGGCGTGAGCAATACGATCCTGGGGCCAATCGTCAGATCTGCAAGGAAAGCTATCACCGGAATCGGGAGGCGCGCATTGCCTACGCCGTCGAGTGGCGCAAGCAGAACCCGGGTTACGAGACAGAACGCAGGAAGATCGACCTTCAATTCAGGCTGGCAAAGGCCCTTCGAGGGCGCTTGACAACAGCGTTGCGAAGAAAGCGCATCGACAGGGTCGCTAGAACGCTCGAATTGTGTGGATGCGATCTGGCGACGCTTAGGAGCCACATTGAAGCGCAGTTCCAGCCGGGGATGTCATGGGACAACTGGGGCATCGATGGATGGCATATCGACCATAGGCGACAGCTTTGCCTCTACGACCTTACGGACGCAGAGCAGCAGAGAGCCGCGTTTCACTTTTCGAACCTTCGTCCATTGTGGGCGAGAGACAATCTGACGCGGCCGAACCGCTCGCTGCGTCGCATGAATGGAGATAGCTGCGATGTCTGGCACTCTGGCTCCATCAACGCCGACTAATCGGCGTCTCGCCGGCATCACGAGTTTCACGGTTCAAGGTTCGGCGTTCAACGTGACCGAGTTCGCCTGGGATCCCGGCCCGGTCGAACGTGAGACAATGACCAGCCTTTCCGGCGTGGACGGCTATCGCGAGTTGCCGGTCGCCGCCTACATCTCCGGGAAATTCCGCGACGCAAAATCGGTCAACGTGTCCGGCTTCGTCGGCCTGACCAACGCGACGGTGGTTGTGCAGCTCGCGTCCGGAAAATCCGTAGTCGGTCACAATCTTTGGTTTGTCGGCCGCCCGGCGGTCAGCGGAGCGGATGCGACATTTGATTTCCGCTTCGAGGGCGCGCAGGGGACGGTGCAGGAGCTGGGCGTCGGATGAGCGGTGCGAACGGCGAGTGGACCGCGCCGCCCGAGCCGGTCACCTGGGACCTGCCGAAGCCGCTGGTATTTGGCTCGGTCACTTACGCGACGATCACGCTGCGCGCGGCAACTGCCGGCGACATCCTCAAGGCGACTGCCGTGCGCGGCGCGTCGGGCATGGAGGTGACGCTGCGGCTGATCGCCAACATCTCGGGCGAGGGCGTGCCGTACGAGGCGCTGTCCGGCCTGCCAGCGTGGATCGTCGATCAGATGTCGAGCTATCTCGACAGCTTCAACGGAGCGCCGTTGCCGATCCCTTTGCGACCCCGTCCTATTACGATCGGCGATGGTTGATCCGGCTGCGGCTGCCGC